CAGACTCCTCTGATTCTCCCGATTCCTCTGAACCCTCCGATTTGTCGTCGTCCTTAGAGTCCTGACCCGAATCATCAGGCGCATTCTCTACTGGCGCACTCTTTTCTGTGTGCATTACGTCTGGCTGCGGATCTGTCTTAATGTCATCCCAAAACATTTCCGTCATCTCTTGGGTGCTAAGATTGCCCGCGACTTCTGTCGTCTCTGATTTTGTTTCCATGATTCCTCCTATTAGGTGGTTAGCGTTGCGGCATTGACACCCTCCGGGATGGGATCACCCTCTGGCGGCAGCGGCGGCAAAGGAATTTCCTCAGACGGCACACCTTCCAAAGGGGCTTGGGTTTGGATTGGTTGCGGCGGCAAACCTTGTTCGGGGGATGTCACAGGTTGAACGAGCTGTGACTCTGCTTGAAGCGCTTCTTCCAACTTCTGAATCGGGAAGAATAGCGGAAACATCGGAAACCTTGCACCTATCTCAGCTGCATATTGCTCCGACTTTTTTGAAATTCTGTACATAAACATCTCATGAGCCATCATATGGTCTTGTAATGCCTTTTTTCTAGACTTGGGCCACTTGTGAAAACCCTTGTCTGACATCGCTGTTAAATGCTGATCATAATGAACGAGATGATTCTCATACGGCTCAGGAGCTTCTGTTGAATGACCTTCTTTAATTTTCTGAGTCTCAAAATCAGCAGCGGCTTTATTAACCGTGATCTTGCTTTGAAATTTCTTCACATTACCAATATCAAGAATCTCTACTAAGTCCTCATCACTCATCGTGTTTGGAGCTATCTCCTTGATATCAAGCGCTGTCTGAATTCTTGCTGCTTTAGACTCTGGCAAAGCTGAAGAGTTCTGAATGCGGATGTTGAACTTTCTCTTAAACACTTCTGGATCAAACTCTATGATCTCACCATCCATGCCTGTGTCAGTTCCAACAATCTGCAACTTTCGCTTGTCGTCCTTTTCGTAGTAAAGACCAATCAATCGAATCGTCCAGTCAGCCAAATCCACAATGTATTGCTGCCACTTTACTACCTGAGAATTAAACCGCTCTTGCTCCTGCTCTGATAAAAACTGAAGAGCAACTCCCGCCTTTACACCGGCAGGCGGCTCACCACGAGAAACACCATAAATGCCAGATAGCTGCTGCATCTCTTCTTTGATCTGATTCCTAAACTCAAAAACTTCATTCGATGTCGTCTTAAAAGAAACAAGCTGCGGTGGTGTTGGACCTTTGTATTGAACCACTGTTAAATCATTCCCAAGGGATTTTAGATTCGCTGCACCTGCCGGCATAATCCATTTTGGATGCGCTGCCATAAGCTGATTTCTAGTAATCATCGTCGTCAAAGAATTGTAAATGTCTTGAAGGTTTCTGATGTAACGAACAAAAGATACTGCTCGCTTGTCACCAGGCACTTCATCTGAGGTAAACCTAACCAACGGAAGAGGCACTTCAAATGTCTCTTCAGGATCGTTTGGATCGCAGTAAGGATAATCCCTCTCTCGAAGTATCACATCCACAGTAAAAACAATCTCTACACCCTCTGGGAAATAGTGATCCGGCCTATACATATAAGTGATCTTGCGTGATTGGTGATGAACCGGCTCTTGTTCGAACCGATCATAATTGAACTTATCAAGCTCTGGCTCACTCTGAATCTCGTCCGCTGAATTTGGAAAATCAGCCTTGAGTTCAGCAATTGGAAAGTATTCCTCAATAAAGCAATCCCGGCAGTCCGTAAACTCTGTCATATCATCAAGGTGCACATACTCGGGGGAAATGAGCTTGTACTCAATCTCACCCATACGAGGTTTGCCCTTTAGCTTTACTGTCTCGCCGTCTTCGTCTTCGGCCTCGGCATCATCATCCAAATAATCAGGATCAACAGGACCTTTGTTCTCATTCCAAACGGGCCAGACAAAAGACTCTCCAAAAAGATCAGCGACCTTTGCGTGCTTCGCATTTAAAGCCTCAATATTGTTTGTATACCAAAGATAATCAACCCAACGCTTGGCCAGTCCAGCAGCTAGCTCATCTTCGTTTTCTGTAGTTGGAGGTGTTACCGCAATGGCCGGCTTAAAACGAGTTAACCTGGCAACACGCGCATTTACCAAATCTCTCAAATGGTTTACGGAAAGCTTCTTGTATCTTCTGTTCACAGTCGAACCAGATAAAGAAGCACGACCCTCTCTAGAATCCCTTGAATCGAGGTCGTAATAGTACAGGTTTTTGTATCTAGCGATGTTGCCTCTGTACTCTTCGACTCTATCAACAGCCTCTTGCTTTCGACGATCCAAGTTGAACTTCAACCAGTTAAGAACCTGATCCTTATCAGAGCGGTCCAAGGCCCAAAAGGGTTGATAAACGTAACTATCTTCTTCTCTGCCGCCTGCACCAGATGGTGTGTCCATGTCGTCAAAAGTTATTGCCAATGTCTTCCCCCAGGCTGTGTGATTATGAAATCACGTCTTTTTCATATTGAAATGACGGCTCTTCCTGCCGGTTTAAATGCTGATCTAATTCTTTAGAAAGCCTTTGAGACATCTCTTCATCACTGGGAACATTTATTTCTTCCTCAGCAAAAGGGTCCTTCCAGGCCATCGTATGGGTTGATTTTTCCATAGCCATCACTTTAATCAAAGCGAAACTTGCCAATGCGAAACCAAGGATCGTGATGATGATGCAGGTGATGATAAGACCTACAACTATTGCGTCAATACTCATGAGATAAAGCCTCCTCCCATTCTTCACTCACTTCTTCCAGAAACTCCGACTCTAGTAAATCATTTGATTCACTGGCCATCTCTGGAAAGTCGTCCTCCATGCGGTACCAAGGCTTGTTTTCAGCGTTTTCCTTTTCCTTGTTTCGACGCTCTTTACGATCGTTAAGGTCGTAATTCCAGAAGCCTAAGCTATACCTAGCCGAGTCGATTAAATGGTCATTTACCTTTGGAATCTTGCCCCTATCGTCTTTCACGTAGTTTTCCACCTCCCAAATAAACGAAGAGCATCTCTCGGAGACGAACAGCTTGTTGTCTAGCAAGATGTCCTTAATCAGGCCTATACCTGATTCCTTCTTGTTTTGGGCTTTAGTCGTGGGGAAGAAGTGTAGGTTGTGGCGTTGAGAGACTTCGTTAATAAACCAAGACGCTGCCTCATCACACACGTGATCCCATTCAGCCGAGAACTCTTCTTCTTTTGAAACGATTTGAGGGAATATTCCATCAACGGAAGTTTTGTTGGGGTCGGATTCATAGATCTCATCCAGGACGAACACCTCTCTGGTGTAGGGATTGAGAGCTAAGAAAAGCACACCGAACACACTGACTGTGCCTGGATCGGCCACACACAGAAACTGCATCTTGTGCTGGTCTTTAGAGAACTTCTCGAGGAGTTTTTGGTGGGGCATCACGAACTTTTCTTTATCAAACATCGGGAATATGGACCTCTTACCGCCTCTGACGAATCGTCCTTCATACTCTCTTGCCCATACGTCTTCTTCACCCCTTGCAATGAGCTCAAGTCTTTTTTCCTCAAGCCATCTCTGATCGATGTATGGGTTTGTGGAGCTAGGCATTTGAAAGAAGGTGCCGTGTTGTTTGGCAATGTCGGCGAGGGCAAAGAACCCGGTACCCATTTCAGTATCCATTTCAGGCGGGGTTCCAAGGACTACGAGCTGGGCTTTTCGAGCGAGGAAGTTTGGTTCCATCCCCTCATGGAATCTTGGCTTAAAGTCCTTATATTCATCGTATATGACCAGAGAGGGGGTAAAGCCTCGAGCGGTGTCGATATTATCAGCGCCATCAAGTTTGATAAATCCGTTGTTTAGAGTACGAATTCTAAGTTCTGATTCGTTCGGTCTTCCAGTGATGAGGTTGGGGGCAAACTTCTGGATACGCCTTGGGGCCCACATAATTTCTTTGGCCTGCTTGAAGTATGGGGCGATGTAGTACACGGCCGCGTTTGGGGTGAGGATGCAGTGAATGTAGGCTATAAAAGCAGCTGTTTCTGATTTACCGAATTTTCTACCACATTGAGCGAATATGGGGTGAGACGTGCCAAAGGTTTCGATGAACTTATAGATGATTTTGAGCTGACCATCATGAGGGTGTTTGTCGTGGAATAGCTTGGCGACTAGACCAGGAGCTTGGAGTTTTATTTTTTTATCGAGATTTGCTAATAAGGCTTTTAAACCACTCACGGATATCCTCTTCTCCCTTATCGGGGCGATCGTGAAGAATAACTAAGGCCTTGTGTATTTCTTTAAGAAATGTGTAATCGGACCTTCTGAAGCCATTTAGAAAGCCTCTAATGAGTGCAGCGGTTTGAGCGCCTAGTAGTTCTTTATCGCTTTCCATTTTTCTACGTTCTTGGATGAGGTCATCGATATGGAACTTGGCAGCTTGAGATTCGATTTGATCGAGGGCGGTTCTTTTTTCAGTCGGGCTTGTCGGAAGGTTTTTCGGTAATATTAGCTTTGAGTAGTTGTCCATGGTCTATATCTCCTCCTAATAGCTTTTTAAGGGCATCTTCAGCAGTGGCAGTGTTACCCATGCTTATTTGTCTGTTATCGATGTTTAGATGAATAAGAGGGTCGTTTTCTCTGAGTCCACAAACGGTTTTATTGAGGAAGATAAGACAAGCAGTGTTACCGGCCATAGCTTCTTCGAATATTTTATTAGATAGTTTTGCCTTGACTTTTGCGCGGCCATTTTTCACACGCTGCGATATATGAGGTATTTCGTTTTTGCGCTCATACCAGGTTCTAGGGTTTGTCCCAACTAAATAGGCTATATCATCCTCTGGGAGGAAGCGGGCGGCGTAGGCTTCGATTTGATCTAGTATTTCCGGAGTAGGCATCCACTTCTTAGGGCCGCGCTTCTTTCCGGTAGACATAATCATATATTAGCAGGCTTTTTACCGAAGGTATGACCACATTCTGGGCAGGTCATCGGTGGTTTGTTTTTGAGTTTGCCTTTGAGTTTGCCTTCTTCGTAATTATCGAGAGGTTCGATTTTAAAGTCTTTTAAGCCGAGAAGGTCGATATCTAAGTCAGGGCCGAGTTCAGGGATCTCGAGGTTAATCATTTTGAGGTCGAGTTCAGAGTATCTGGCTATCGCGTTGTCGGCGATGACGTCTGCGTATTGTTGATCTATGTTGTCATAATCTTGGAATTCTACAGGGAATTCGGTCCAACCGTTAGCGAGTGCGGCTTCGAGCCTACCGTGGCCCTTGGTGATGAGGGAAGAGAGGTTTGAAACCACGATGGGGTGTCGAATGCCTTGATAAAGCATAATTTGGGCTAATCGTGTGATTCCCTCCGTGCTATGGCGATTTGGGTTGTTAGGGAACTTCATAGATTGGAGTTCCTTAACAGGGATCAGTTTGTCGTATCTACATTGAATTCGCATTGCTAACGATTTTTTGTGCATTTCTCATAGCTTCCATTTGTTTGCGTGTTCTGCGAGTACGTTTCTTTTTTTGTTTTGTGTCGGAATGAGTGGTGGGCTCTGGTGGTTTTGTTTCACGTGAAACATTGCAAAGCCTTTTGGTGGCTTCGAGCCAAGACATAATTTCTTTAGGATTGGCCATGCCGAGGACTTCTTCGAGCATTTGGTTTAATTTACGATCTTTGTAGTGATCGCTCATGTTTTTGAGTTCTTCAGGTGATAGGTTTATTCCGAATGTTTTAGCTCTATCGATGAAGTTTTTAACAGCTTTGGCCTGTTTTTGAACCATCTGTTCAAACATTTCTGATTGACGATCGTCTGACATTGCATGCCTCCCATTTTGAATTGTCTTAAAGCGGCTAAGTTTCAAGAAAACTTATTTAGCCATAATGGGTAAGCTTGACAGTTGCGTCAATTTAAACCTGATTTGTGATTTAAGGGATTGGTTTATTTACGTGGACTAGAAGAGCCGCCGTTAACCCCTTTGGAGGGGTATCCGCCCATATCGATGGAGTTCCCTTGGCTTTGAGGTGTTGATTTAGACTTATCGTAGCCCATGTTAGGGAGTTGTCCGTTGGGTCCCATGTCTTTGTATGCGCCGGCAGAGCCCATACCGATATTGCCTTTTTTGTTTTTCATATAAAAATCTCCTTAGGTTGGTCTTATTTTGATTGAAACTTGGCCAGTGGTCTAGGTCAAGACTTTCAAAGTTTCTCCTTGGAACTGAGCGTCCGAGAGTTGAGAATTGAAGTATGGAACCGGAGATAATAGCAGGTGCGAGTGGTGTTGTTGGTGTTGGTGGGTTTGGTCTTTTTATGATCAAGCGTTGGATATCTAAGGTAGATGAGCGATTAGACCGAATGATTGATGATTTGCACCAGATTAAGATTGAGATGGCTTCTCGAAAGGGTGCAGTAGACGGCAAGGATGAGGTTATTTGGCGCGAGGTAAATTCCCAGAAGATTCATTTAGCCAAGATGGAGAGTCGAGTTGATAAGGCTTGGGAGACGGTGTCAAAGATAGCATCGCCTAGAATTAGTGATTTGATTGAAAGGGCGATTAAGGACACGAAATGATCTTTGGTAGTGGTGATGAGAAGGTGCTTTATTCTTACGCAATTAGCTTCTGCGGGGTTCCTTACCGTTGGGGGGGCGATGACCCTATGGCTGGCTATGATTGTTGTTTGGTGGGGTCTTCTAAGGTTTTAAGTGAGACAGGACTTAAGTCTATAAAAGACATTCGACCTGGAGAGAGTGTTTATAGCTATAAAGAGGGTAAGCTTGAGATTCAAACGGTGTTGGCTTTACATGAAAACGGAGTAAAGCCTGTTTATAAAGTAAAGATTGCTGGGACGACTCTTCATTGTACGGACAATCATCGGTTTTTAGTAGTCAACACTCCTAAGGAGCTTCAGGGCTGGAGTCGTCGAAAAGGCAGAAGTTTGGAGTGGAGAGAGCTAAGAGATATCAACAAAGGTGATGTTGTTCTTAGTTATACGGGCTTTAGAGGCAGTTCTGCTGAATATAGTTTAAATCAGATTAAGTTTTTTGGAGCTCTTTTGGGAGATGGGACGACCCATAGTGATGAAGGTGGAGTGAATCTTTGTTTTTTATCAGAAAAAAAGCGTGCTCATTTAGATGAGTATTTTCAAATTGCTGTGGATGATTTTGGTTTTAAGAATAAGCGTTGTTTTAGCGAAACGCATGGTTTGATGTTTAACAGTGTTGATTTTTTACGGAAGCTCCAGGAGATGGGTTTTCGTGGTAAAAGTGTTGATCGTGTTTTACCCTCTTGGGTTTTTAGATCTAGCCCTGAGCAGTTTGATGCTTTTTTAGAGGGGTATTTTTTAGCTGATGGGCACAAGTATAGCCGAGAAGGTAAAGAGTCGGGTTATAGCATCTCATCAGCTTCTAAGGCATTAATTGATGATCTACATCTTCAGTGTTTTATTCGTGGATACAATGTTTCAAACATTACTGTGAACAATAGGATGAAGCCTATTTTCATAAAGGGATTGGAAGTTGATAACGCTCGTCCTCTTTATTCATTTACTATTTACGACAGCACAAAAAGAAGTTTTCCTTGTCGTGGTGCAGGTCCAAAGCCGTATCATGATTTTAGTGTAAGTGAATCTTTTAGCTTTCAGAGGGTTCGTGTCATAGAGCGGTTACCTGTCGATTTACCAACTTATGATTTAACTGTTGAGGATTCACACAGTTATATTGCTGAGGGTTTTGTGGTGCACAACTCTGGACTCGTCCAGGAGATTCTAGCGAGTGTTGGTTTAGATCCACGGGGGGATCAGACAGCACAGAAGCTTCATGATTATTTTGAGAAGGAGGCGACGATGAGTGCTTTTCCTGATTTTGGAGCCTTAGCGTTTTATGGCTCTTCTACTAAGAGAATTAGTCATGTTGGGTTTTGTTTAAATAGAAATTTAATGTTGGAAGCGGGCGGCGGCGGAAGTCGTACTCATGATTTAGAGGATGCGAAGGCTCAAAATGCTTATGTTCGTATTCGACCGGTTGATCAGAGGAGTGATTTAGTATCAGTTTTGATGCCTGGGTATACTTGGCTCAATTAACAATATAAAAACGGAGGGGGACTTATGGAAGGTATTAAGGAAACAAAAGAGCTGCTTGTAGGGATCAATGAGTTGTCATTGGTATTGATTCGGGAGTTGAAAGATGGATTGCAGGTCGGGAAAGATTTGATGGCGATCATGAATGAGCTTTTGAGCAATGATGAACTAAAGGACAAGTTAGCAGCAGCTGTTCAGGGTTTAGATGCTTTGGATGAAGAGCTAAAGGACATCAGTTTAGAAGAGGGAGTGGAGCTTGGCATGGTTCAAGTGTCTTACATTGGAAGGTTAGTTGATGCAGCGAACAAGAAGGCTGAGTAGCTTTTGAGCATTTTTCTAGCGGCCTTAGAGGGGCTTTCAGCAATACCGAAACTAATCGACGTCGGAAGAGATATTGCTGGGGCCCTTCGACAGGCCAATCGTTTAAAAATATTAGAGGATTCTGCCGAGCTTAAGCGGTTGAGCGAGAAAGCTGAGACAGATGAGGACTTTCAAGAGCTATCTAAAAAGCTTTTTGATCTTACTGGGAATTAGTTTTGTTTTTGGGTGTGGTTCGAAGATCCCCCCATTTGATAATTGTATAGTTCGTTGTGATCGATGCGCCGAGGGTGTTGCGATAGAGGACCTTCGATTGGAAGATTTTCAGTTGTATTGCACGGACTCTTTTGGGAACGAGCAGTCTAAAAGTTTATCTGATTTGCATTTAAATGCCTGTATTCCTTTAGACCAGTTTAATGACGTTGTGACTTATTGCCGGGGTCTGAGGTGACGACTGATTCTATTGATGCGAGATTTTTATCACTTCAAAGAGATCGGTTTAGGGAGTTGATGAAAAACAAAGAAGAGCTTCATCGATTTATTTTAGAGTTACAACAAAGCGTTCACCTTCTTCACGGATCAGCAGCTTGGGAGTTTTTTTGTCAAAGTGGAGCGTGGGATCGACTGAAGGAGTATGCCTCAGCGGAAGATCAATTTAAGTTTAACAAGGAATGGAACGAGCTTGTACGTCTAACGTTTAGCCATAGATAGATTAAACTTGCTCGAGCATGATTGATCTAGGGAGTAGGTGGGCTTCATCGCTGGCAACTAGTTCTCTTTCATCCAGTACGAACATCTGCCCTTTGGGGCATCGAACTCTGTAGTGATAAATGTCTTTAGCTTTTAAGACTTCTACGACTTGGACGGGTCGTTTGTAAAATGGGTGAGTTCCTATTGTTATAACGACAAGCTGCCCGATTTTGAAAAGGGGGGTTTTGTTTGACACTCCTTGCACACCTTTCTGATTGTATTATCCAAGGCATACCAAACGTAAGCTAAATCTTTAAATTTTCTCTTTTTCTTGCAAATAAAACAAAAGAAGTGATTGAGCATAATATGCACCCCGGTGATTCTAGGCTCACCGGGGAAAGCCCAGCCGACATGTTCGAGCGACCAAACTAGTATGATCATTGCCCGTTATGCGGCTCCAGTCTTAATAAAATCAGGTGTCTGAGTGGTAGTTGAGAAGGTAGTCTTTGTATTTTCCATAAGGCATTGCAAAATCTTCATCGCTTACGCTTGGTTGATAGCCCAAAAAACTTTTGCAAGACTTGCACTCAATGCGAATATGTATCGTCCCGTTTTTGAATGCCTGCTCGAGAGTTACTGTTTCTTTATTTCCACACTTACAAATCATAAAGCCCACCATGGTCGTTTGTGAATTTCTGTAGGTATCCACTCTGTCTCTGCAAAGTTTAACTCTCCTACAATATATTCATTGTTGTATTCGTTTGTTTCAATATTAAAGTCGACCAGGCCAACGTATCTTGAAGAGCTGCCATCTTTTCTGTTTTTAACCACTCTCATGTAGGTTGGAAAAAGATGAGCCTCTTCTCTTTCTGCTTCAAGTCGTGGGCTTAAGATAATTGCTTGCGTACAAATTTTAAAAAGATCCGAAGAGCCGTGAAAGTCTTCTACATCAGGAATAATCTTTTTTTTGGTCGACATGCTTTTTCTAAGATGAGCCACTAAGATGATAGGCGTTTTGGTTAAAAGCGCGATCGATCGGATTTCTGAAATGATTTCCTTCATCTCTCTGTTTTCGTTTTCGCTTACCATATCAATGAAGTGAATATGATCGAGAATCACAACATGACTCCCACTGGATGATGAGTAAAGGTGGCGCTTCAATTCATCTAAATCAAAAGTTGCTTTGTCTTTGTATGAGATTGAAAGGTCTTTTAGTTCTTTAGAAAGAGTCTTGAGTGTTGAGTTATATAAATCTTCGTCAGTTATTTTTCCTTCAACAAAACGTCGATAGTTTAAGGGCTGAAACTTTCTTTTTAGTTCTTCGTTTTTAAACAATTCTTTTGAATATTTTTTGTAATGAATCCTTCGCTCAACTTCATAGGGGTCGGCTTCGAGAGCGATAAGAGTAACGCGCTTTCCAGCTTTTGCCATTTGCTCCGATATTTTAACAACAAATTCAGTTTTACCAGAGCCGCTCTTTGCGCCAATGAGGACAACATCCATCGGATAGATTCCTCCAAGCGAGTCATCAAGAAAAGGAATTCCATATTTGCAAACGGGGGCGAGTGGTTCTTTAAATTTTTCATCAGACACACGGCTGTCAAATGTTCTTGAGATCGAATATTTTTTTTCAAACAGTTCTGCGTAATCAATTTCCATCAAACACCTCTGGAAAGGTTTGTTTTATAATTTCATAAGTGCGTTTGTGATCACGCTGATACCAGTTAATCCACTGCCAAATTGTGGGGCCACCTTTGTCGGTCGAGCCTATTCGCTTATTTTGATCGATCCAGCAAGATGTTTTCTTGTTGTTGACGATGATGTTCATATTTCCGTTAGTTGTTCTTGAAAAGCTAAAAACTTCTCCGTTTACAGCCGATCCCCCTGAGAGTCTCTGTAAGGCCTCCTGACAGTCGATTGAGTAAATCTTATCGAAGAGGTCGGAACCGACCATTGAAATCTCTCTACGGGCCTTGTGCTTGATCTCAGAGGTATTGTTGTTTTGTTCTGGGTACGCATTCATCAAAACGTCCTCGTCGTAAGCCAAACTCAAATTGCAATAAACCAGGGTTATGGGAAACGCGTTGCTTGGATCTTTGCAGTGATTAAATCCAGGAGCTCGCAATATCCTCGAAACATCCTTCGCGTTTAAATCCCCCCCGTAGTGTGGAATAAGCCGAAATTCCAAAATGTCTTTGTAGTTCTCTAAGCTCGCATTTTTACAGCGCCAGTAGAGATGAAAACCTGCTCGAGATTCAATAATCATCGAAGGTTGAAGACCTGCTTGGATTTTGTCAAAAGTTGATAGCTTGTCCGAGCCATCGACCTCGACATACCAAAACCTCAAGCTCTGCAAGTTCTCTCGCTTCCGACCACCAACAAACTCATTCACTGGCCAAAAAATCCCCCAACCCTTTGAGTTCCAATGCTTAGCCTCTTTTCGGATTTGAGCCAGTGTGGGGGGGTTTATCTCAAAACACCCCGGCTCTTGCTTCGAGTCGTGAATCCTGTACAGCACGGGCTGATAAAGATCTTCAATCTTCACCTGAGGCTCTCGCTACTGAATATTTTTTCTTAAGCTCTTGGGCGCTAAGCTGGTTTGTTTTGATGTTTTCTTGAAGATAACTCTCAACCTTCTCGGCACTTTGCCAGAGGGTCTGTGGACGAAAATACTGCCGATGTTCCTGAAAATATTTATCTTGAAGCTTATTCATAACAACTCGCTTTAGATCTTCCAACGAGAAACCCCAACCTAGCGCTCGCTTGATTCTAGCGGCGTGAGTCGTGGGCCTAAACTTCGTATTACATTTCAAATTCAGGAAGTCAATCAGCTCTACAACTTCAGGTTCTACCTTCCTCACTGGCTTATTTTTTTTCTTAGGATTTTTTGTGCCAGCTGATGAACTCCCCTTGGGGGGATTTAGGGGGGCTTGCCTTACCTTCTTATCTACTCTTATCTTCTCTTCTCTTATCTTGGCACGCCTTTCGGCTTGCTTAAGGCTTGCTGTCCAAGGCTCAATAAGCCCCAATTCAAGGAATACAGCCAAATCTGGCTTTTGTTTTAGACCCAAAACTTGCATCAAGAATTTAGAGTTGTGTACGAGTTTGTTACGAGTTCTACCCGAGTATGCTAAGAGAAGTATCCAAGTTAGCCTCAAGTTTGTGCAAAGTTGTCTCGTTTTTTCGTCGATTATTATGTCCGTATGCAACTTGATCCAAGGCAAACCATTATTATATCTTTTGCAATCTGAGTGCTGATATTTTTCCCAATTCTTAATCCGAAAATATTCCATAAGACTCCTTAAGCTAAAATTTCAATAAAAAAGGAGTGGATTACTGGGCGAGAATTCGCCTAAATAGACCCACATATACATATAGCTTTTTGTTCAAATTCATCTAATGGATTTAAATAGACCCGGTCAAATATTGTTTTTGACTGGGTTTTTTTTATAAACCATCACCCTTAATCTGACGACGTCTACACCGCTCACAATACCTTTCCAGCCGTATAGTACCTTCGTACCAGGCTCGAAACTCATCTTGGCAATTAGAACATTTTGCTGACTTTCTGGTTTGTGTAGGCATGTCCATATATCGCCTTAGCTGCTTAAGAGAAAAGCCACCATCAACCCTAGGCAAGCCAGACTTATGCGCATAGTAACCGTCAATTTTTAACTTGGATTCGTACTCAGACATGACAACTCTAAGCACAACAAAAAGCACCGTGGGAACTAGTTTTTAATCGAAGTAACCGCGAGTAATCTTCCATGGTGTCGATTTTATTAGAATAAAGACCCCTGGAAACTAAAATTTAGCAGGCTTCCAGAGGTCAAATCCCGAACTACGGAAATAGTATGAGATAAGGCTATGTTACACCCTATTGACCTGACGCGCAATGTCATGTATTCTGTAAACAAGTGGCAGGGAATAGCAGCCCGAATCACTGAAAGGACTACGGAACATGAAAGAGACCAATCTGACGCTCAAAGAGCTCGAAGACTACATCATTAAAAGATACCCCTTCGAACGCTTCACCAGAGACAACAATACAGTTTATAGCGACACAATGCCCTTCTTAGCGGCTTTAGATGGCCAAGCCATACTTTGTGATGCCTGGTTCGATAAAGACAACACAGAGCTCGTTATTCACTTCAAATCAGTTTGCTTTAAGGAATTCAAAAGCCTGTATGACGAATGGCTGGAATTTGAGCACTTCACTACAGGTAAAGCTGAACACAACGGCACCTTCCTTTATGTTCCACTCGCATATTACTCACCTAGAAAAATGACATGGGAGACACTTTAAAATGAATCAATCACTGCCAGAACTTCTTAGAGAAGAAGCCGAAATCATCAACCAAATCGAAATGGCTGAAGGATCAGTAGATGATGAAATCCTATATCTTAAAAAAGCCAACCTAGAAGCCAAAGACAAAAAGGTCGATAACTACGGCAAAGCCATTCGACGATACAACATCGAAATAAAACACGCCAAAGAGATGGAAAAATACTGGAAAGAAAAAAGACAAGTCCTTGAAAACGAGCAGTCTAAATTCAAAGGCTGGATCCAATACCTGGTTCAAAAACTAGGAGGCTCACTTAAATCATCAGCCACAATATTTACAATTCAAACCAACCCAACAAAACTGGTGATCGATCCAACCTTCAATCTAAACAATCTCCCTAAAGAGTATTGCCGAATCGATATCAAACCAGATGTTACAAAAATAAAAGAAGAGTTCGATTCCCTACCGGAGTCCATTAAAAAATATATGACACTCCAACAAGGTGAGTCTCTAAGAATGAAAGGCGGTATCTAATGACCACAAAAGAAAAAACTCCACTAGAAGACTTCTTTGGGTTTATGGCAGACCGACCTCAAATTAAAAAAGACACAGAAGCTTATAAATATAAATATGCTGATGCCACCGCCGTAGATGAAGCCGTAAGAGCACCACTCACCAAACATAACCTTATGATTTGCTATGAGATGAAAGACTTAAACCTTATCGCAAAACTAGTTCACAAAAGCGGTAAAGTTCTATCAACCACTCGCATTCCTTTTAGCGAAGAATTTTTTAAAGACGCTCAAAAGCTTGGTAGTGCAATGACCTACTACCGACGCTACGCAAAACTTATCCTGCTTGATCTTATTGTAGAAGGGGACGACGACGACGGCGCAAAAGCTTCTGCAAAGAAAACAAACGTAAAACCATTAAATGATCCAGGTGAATTCATACTGACTCTGACTAAAAACAAGGGGAAAAAACTAAAAGAGCTCAGCCACCACCAACTTGAATGGTATGCCAAGGAATTTACCCACGAAGAAACAAACACAAACGCCGTAGCACACCTAGAACAACGGATACCTGATTACGAATTACTCAGCAAAATTGAAGGAGAAACGAAATGATTGGAAAAAAATGTATTGTTAGATCGAATGTGGCCGGGGTTCACGCGGGCATTGTAGAGAGCCTAAACGGATCCGAGGTCACGTTAAAAGATGCTTACAGATTATGGCGCGTTTATACTCGTGATGAAACGGGATCTATTTCGGACGTGGCAGCAAACGGATTAAAGCCCGATGCGAGCCACCAAATAGGGGCGAGGTTAAGTAGTGTTTACATCTCAAACCCAAGTGGACTAGAGGTGGCAGAAATGACTGAAGAGGCTTATGAGTCTTTAGAGAAATATAGAAAAAGTAAAAATGATTAACGGCTCAGGCAACGGCAAAGGCTCCGGCTCCGGCGACGGCGACGGCTACGGCGACGGCTACGGCTACGGCTCAGGCTACGGCAACGGCTACGGCAACGGCAACGGCTACGGCTCCGGCGACGGCTCCGGCGACGGCGACGGCTCAGGCTACGGCAAAGGCGACGGCGACGGCAAA